CATCAGCACTAGCTTGGGTATCCGCATAAGGAGAACTAAGATATGGCGAGCCCTTCAAACAGCTCACAAAACGGCGGGATACTAGGAGTAAATAATAAAACTTCTTTTGGAGACTGTACTGTTACGACTAAAACAGCCTCAGGTGTAATTACAACACAACCAGGAACTGCAGTTGTTCAAGTTATAAATATTGCTGGAGGAGCTAGTGGTTCTGGTCCTTCTGGTGGTGGAGGTGGAGCAGGTGGTTTTGTTGATGAAGAAATAAATGTTTGTGGAAACTCACCTTACACAGCAACTATTGGTGCTGGTGGAGCAACTAGACCAGCTTCAACAATAGGAAATTCTGGTATTAATTCTACTTTTGGTATAACTTGTGGAACTGTTTTATCTACCTCAACAGGTGGTGGTGGCGGAGGTTTTCATCCTAACGGAGCTGGTGCTCCTGGTGGTTCAGGAGGCGGTGCAAGTTCAACTGGTGCTGTAGGATCTGGAACTGCCTGTCAAGGAAATAATGGTGGAGCTGGTGGACCTTCTGGAGGTTGCGCTGGTGGTGGCGGTGGTGGAGCTGGAGCAGTGGGTGGAAATGCACCTGCAGGCTCAACTGGTGGAGCTGGTGGAGCTGGAAAAACAGATAATATTACTTGTACAGTTTATGCAGGTGGAGGTGGTGGCCGAGGTAGTAGTACAGGTGGAGCAGCTGGATCAGGCGGTGGTGGAGCTGGCGGTGGTGGAACTGGTGGTGCTGCAGGAACTGCTAACACTGGAGGCGGCGGCGGTGGATCAGGAAGTGGTGCTGCTGGTGCTGCAGGTGGATCAGGAAGAATTATCGTAAAAGAATTAAGCAAAGCAAGTGGTGTGTGGTCAATGCAAAGTCAATTTAGTGCCAGGTCTCAAGGATCATGGCCACCACCTCCACCTAATTTTGTTACTGCAACAGGTGGAACAATTACAACAAGTGGTAATTTTAAAATTCATACATTCAATTCATCATCTAACTTTGTAGTTTCTAAAGGAGGAACTCCTGCAGGTTCAAATACAGTTGATTACCTAGTAGTAGCCGGTGGTGGAGCCGGAGGTTGTAACGGTGGTGGAGGTGGAGCTGGTGGTTATAGAGAATCATCTGGTGCTGCTTCTGGTTGTTACAGTGCGTCACCTCTTGGATCAGGTGTTTCTGCATTATCCGTTTCTAAACAAACTTACGCTATTACAATCGGTGCAGGTGGAACATCTTCTAGTCCAGAAGAATCACCTTCTATAGGTAGAAATGGAAATAATTCTATTTTTTCATCAATTACATCAACTGCTGGTGGTGGTGGTGGATCATCTGGTGGTGGTTTACCAAGTGCTATGTATAATGGAGCATCTGGTGGATCAGGAGGTGGAGGATCAGCTCCTTTCCCACCGCCCGGACCTGCTAGTGGTGGAGCTGGAGACACTCCTGACGTAACTCCTAATCAAGGTTTTGCTGGTGGAGGTGGATTTCATCAAGGTTGTGTATATTATGCCGGTGGTGGTGGAGGTGGTGCAACTGCTGTTGGTGGTACAGGTGGAAATGGTAGTAGTTCAGGACCCACAAGACCTGGTGGTGCAGGTGCAACTTCTTCTATTACAGCAAGTGCTGTTGGAAGAGCAGGTGGAGGAAATGCAGGTGGAGATGGTCCTTTACGAAATCCGTCACCCGTAGGTTTTGGTGCTGGTGGTTTTGGTTCAGCTGGTACAGCTAATACTGGTGGTGGTGGTGGAGCAAGTAATAATGCAGGTGGTTCAGGTGTTGTTGTTATACGATACAAATTTCAATAATTGACAACCGCGCAATATTCTTTTATATTGTTTTTATAAAGACATATGCAATTACAAAATTATTACTATTGGTTTAAAAACGCAATACCTCATCATGTATGTGATGACATTGTACGTTATGCAAAATCTATTCAAGATGAAATGGCAGTTACAGGTGGATTAGGTGATAGAAAATTAAATAAAAAAGAAGTACAAGATTTAAAAAAGAAAAGAGATTCGGATATAGTTTGGTTAAACGAACGTTGGATTTATAATGCAATCCATCCTTATATTCATGAAGCTAATAGAGAAGCTAACTGGAATTTTCAATGGGATTTTTCTGAGTCGTGTCAATTTACAAAATATAAAAAAGGCCAGTACTATGATTGGCATTGTGATAGTTGGGATAAACCTTATCAAAGACAACAAGGTGACCCATCGAACGGTAAACAAAGAAAGTTATCTGTAACTTTATCTTTATCTGATGACAAAGATTATAGTGGTGGAGAGTTAGAATTTGATATGAGAAATATGGATCCAGATAAGAAAGCCAACACCCATGTATTAAAAGAAATAAGATCTAAAGGTTCTTTAGTTGTATTTCCTTCTGATGTATGGCATAGAGTTAAACCGGTTAAACGTGGTGTTAGACATAGTCTAGTAATTTGGAACCTCGGATACCCATTTAAATAGGAAAGATATGAAAAAGAAAAAGAAAAGAATTAAAAAACCAAAATACCCTCAACAGTTAAATAAGGAGGATTATTTTAAATGTCCTATATGGTTTGCGGATGCTCCAGAATTTGTTAGTGAAATAGATAAAGCGTCAGATAAATATATAGATGAAGCTATAAAAAATTTACAACCAGATATAGATAAACGTAATAAAACAAATAAAACTAAAGGAGATCTTGGTAGTGTTTATCATTCTACATCATTAATTGGAGACCCTGCATTTAAAGTATTAACAGATTATATTGGTGCAACATCAAATAACTTATTAATGGAAATGGGTTTTGATATGAGGGGTCATCAATTGTTTACTACAGAAATGTGGGTGCAAGAATTTGCTAAAGATGGTGGTGGTCATCACACATTACATACACATTGGAATGGACATATGTCAGGTTTTTATTTTTTAAAAGCCAGTGATAAAACATCGGTGCCTTTGTTTGAAGATCCAAGAGCAGGTAATGTTATGAACTTATTACCTGAATTAGATAAATCAAAAGTAACTTATGCAAGTTCAGCCATTCATTACAAAGCAAAACCAGGTCGAATGATATTTTTTCCATCATACATGCCACATCAATACACTGTTGATATGGGTGTTGAACCGTTTAGATTTATTCATTTTAACTGCCAAGCAATACCAAAAGGAGTATTAAATGTCGTTTAAGAAAAATAAATATAAAGTATTAAGAGGAGCTATAACTCCAGATGTAGCTGAGTTTATCTACACTTACTTTTCAAACAAAAAAACAACAGCAAGATTTTTATTTGATGAAAAATATCTATCGCCTTTTAACGCAGAGTACGGTGTATGGAATGATGATCAAGTTCCTAACACTTATTCACACTATGGTGATATGGCAATGGAAACCTTACTAGGTATGCTAAATAAAAAGATGGATAAGGAAACGGGACTAAAGTTATGTCCTACTTATTCCTATGCAAGAATTTATAAAAAAGGAGATATCCTAGTTAGACATAAAGATAGATATTCATGTGAAGTATCTACTACGTTGAATTTAGGTGGTGAGCCATGGCCAATTTATTTAGACCCAACTGGAAGAAAAGGACAAGCTGGAATTAAAATAGAACTAGAACCAGGTGACATGTTAATTTATTCTGGTTGTGATGTTGAACATTGGCGAGAACCTTTTGAAGGTAAAGATTGTGCACAAGTATTTTTACATTACAATAATTTAAAAGGTAAAGATGCTAAAGCTAATCTATATGATAAAAGACCTATGTTAGGTTTACCTGCATATTTTAAAGGCTTTACAGTTCCTAAAAAATAATATATAATTTAAGCTTGTAAGGGGAGGACCCACCACGAAATCCCCTTGCTTTAAACCTATTGAATTTCCTTACAATCTGATATACTACCTATTAAACAGGTTTTTATATGCTACAAAAATTAGGCTTTTTACCCGGATTTAACAAACAAGTCACATCAACAGGCGCTGAGTCTCAATGGATTGATGGTGAAAATGTGCGTTTTAGATATGGTACTCCAGAAAAAATAGGTGGATGGAAACAACTAGGTGAGTCAAAACTTACCGGAGCAGCTAGAGGTCTACATCATTTTGTTAGCACCGCGTCTGTAAAATTTGCAGCTATTGGTACTAACAGTATTTTATATATTTATTCTGGTGGAGTTTTTTATGACATACACCCTTTGGTTAATCCAACGGGTACAGCTATTACTAGTGCATTTAGCACAACTAATGGATCACCAACAGTTACAATAACATTTCCTACAAATCAAACTTTTGTACAAGGAGACATTATTTTATTTAGTAATTTTAGTGCAATTACAAATTCTAATTTTGATGCAGCAGATTTTGATGGTAAAAAATTCATGGTTGCTAGTGCGCCTACTGCTAGAACAATTAC